GAGAACGTGTAGTCGGTTTTGGACCACGACGCTGTGCCGGTGCGCTCAATGCGCTGGGTTATCATGCTTGCGTGGGTCAGAAAGATTACGTTGCCACGCTGGGCCCAATCCATTTCCTTGTAGATTGTCCCAATCCAAGGCCCCGATACCGATCCAGCCGCCGCCAAGTGTCCGCTGATCGTGTCGCGAACATACGCCGACATCAGCCCCTCGGTGAACACAAGGATGTATTGCGTCGTCTGGTTGACGATGAATTCTGTGATGACAGGATCCTCGTCGACCTGATCCTCCCACCAAGAGCCAGGCCGGCGCACGTGTCCGCCGCCAATCAACATGCGCCGATTGAGCAACGACTTCGCGCCGTTCTGATATTGGTCGGTGTCCTGCCGCATCGCCACCTCGGGCGAGAGTTCGCCGGCCGAGAAGCTGGTTTGCAGGGATTTCTTCCGCGGCATGGATTACCTCCAGCGCGGTGGATAGAACCGGGTCGGCGACATCACGACCGTGCCGCTGCGGGCAGCCAGCGTGGGGGAAACCTGCGGATCGCGCGGCGTTTGCGATTGGCTGTCGCGGTTGCGGGCCAGCGCGAAGGACTCGTCGGCAGCCGCGTCGCGCGCCTTCGCTTCCACCGCGCGCTCACCCACTCCGCGCAGGAACATCGCCTCAAGGCGCCGGATCATGCCCTCTCGGAACCATGCCGGCCATTGAGACTCCGGCACGCGCCAGACGTAATGCAGAATGACCTCGTCGGTTTCGGCCGCATCGCAAAGAATGGTGTCGCTGTGCACCTCATAATTGATCGGGTATCCGCCGACCTTGACGGTGCGGATTTCAATCAAATCGGTTGGCTGCTGATAGGCCGCGGTCCACGGAGACGGAGGCTCGCCCTCAACGTCAGGATCGAGGCGGTCGATTTGAATGATCTTTGTGGCCCGCTTCCACGGGTACAAAGCCAGTTCGGTTTTGACCGCATCCTCGTAATTGTTCAAGGCAATTTTGGCAACAGGCGTGCTGTCGGATGCGATCGCGGTGATCGGATCGTTGCCAGTTCGCGTTGCCGCGGCGTTGATCACAGTGAAGTCGCTGATAGCCATGCCGCACCGTGAGGCGGGACGGCCTTTCGGGCCAACGCACGGCTATTTGTGTGCGTCAGGCCTCGGCGATCGCGGCGATGTCGACATAGACGCCGGTGGCGGTGGCGATCGCGAACCGGTAGGAGCCGGTGGGAAGCAGTACGGTGGCATAGCCGGCGGCGGTGAAGGCCGTCAGGCAGGTTACCCACGTCGAGCCATCCGCGGCCTGCCGCTGCAGCGTGACAGACCCGCCGCCGAACGTCGCCGTGACCGTGACGCCGTAATTGCCCGCGGGCAGCGTAATCGCGGTGGTGGTCGCCGAGATGTTCGAGTAGATAGCGGAATTGCCGCGCTGGAAGTTCGCCATTGCCGTTCGATCCTATTCGGCCGAACGGCGCCTGATCCGCCCGCGCCAGTCAGTGCTTCCGTTACGCCGGGATGATCTTGGCGTCGCGCGAAAGCGGGATGTACATGCAGTAGAACGTGATCGCTCCAGCCGTCATCGAGTTCGTCGCAATGGTCGCGATGATGTCGGCGCCGCCGGCGACCAGCGCCCAGTTGAGGGCAACGCTCGAAAGCGCTTCGGCCTTTACGGTTGGCGAGGTGTCACCGGCCCATGCGGCGCCCGTCGGGAAGTTCGTTCCGTTTGCGGTGGTCTGCGGCAGAATGGCCGCAGTGTTTCCGGTAACGCCAATTTCCAGCGTACCGGTGCTGGAGGTCGACGTGAGGCCGGTCTGCACCGTCGCGAACACCCGGCATAGAATGTCGCCGTCAACCGTGAACAGGGTGACGGGGGACGCGGCCGTCGTGAACGAGGTCGCTGCTGCGGTGATCACTTTGGGATCGCAAAGCCGCGGCATCAACTTCTGGACCTGCGCCAGGTCCTGCACGGAATCGAATTGGAAGTTCATGGTTCAACCCCTGTCAGGCGGCCCTGCGACCGCGCGGTGCTTTGTTGCCGGCCTTCGCCTGCGCAGAGGCATCGTCGCTCGCGGGTTCGCGGGTGATGATGCGCTCCATGTTTGCTTCGAAAGCGCGGGTCCAGCCGGTTTGAGCCGACGATCGCCGCACCATCGCGTTCTTCTTGGTCTCGCCGAAGTCGGCCATGCGCGCCTTGTGGCGGTCCTTTGCCTCGGCGTCCAAAGGCTCCATGTGCAGGCTTGGCGCACCATGCCACTCGACCTCTGCGCCCTTCTCATGAAGCTGCGGTTCAAGGCCAGTCTTGTTGTCCTGCAGATAGTGCTCTTTTTTCAGCTTGTAGCGCGGCATGGAAACTCCCTGGTTCGCTATTGCGATACCTGATCAGATGCCGGTGGAAACGGCCGATTTGTACGAGACGTACTTGTCGATGTTCTTGACCAGCGCGGCCGTGAACGAGCCGGTGGTCAAGTTGCCGTTCGCGGCGGTGTATCGGAGCTGGATATACCGCTCGTACGGCACCGTGGTCGCGATTGGCAACCGCACGAAATACTTGGTACCGGCCGCGGTGACGGCGGGGATGGTCACCAACGTCGCGACCGTCGCGGCCGACGAGAACGACGTGTTGTCGTCGGTTTCCAGCGAAACGGCGATCGTCGAATCCGAACCGGAGTCGGTCATCGCCACGTCGACCGAAATCGAGATGTACATCTCGCTGACGCCGATGTCCCGGTTCAGGTTGCCGGAGAACAGCGGGCCGAGGTCGGCGTAGTTGGACGAGGCCGCGGTCGCGGTCACGGCCTGGGCGTCGGAGAACAGAAGGTCTTGGTCCATGAACATGATCGCGGTCCTTGTTGAGGTATCAGGTAACAGCCGCCTCGGTCGAGAGGATCTGGTCGTGCAGCTCGATCGGGAGGCCGTCAAACGACAGCTTGGGACGACCTTCTTCCTGACCGAGGGTCAGATAGACGTTCGGGCGGTTCATGCATTGGATCCGCAGCATCGTGCGGACGGTGCGGTTGCAGTAGAATTTCAGGTTGGTCGATCCGCCGGCCGGGATCTTGTCGACCATGACCGCCATCAGTTCGAGGATGTCGGCGGCCGAGGTCTCCGCGATCAGGTTGGAGACGTCGATGTTCGCGGCGCGAACCACGCGGCGCCAGTCCTTGACGACGATGCCGCACTTCCAGGCCCAGCGATCCATGTACGCGCGGAAGCGCGCGGGCGGGGTCTGCGTGTCGAAGGCGTCGCCGAGGCCAAGGTCTTCGTGTTGCAGGCCGCCCTCGAGGCCCTTCGGATAGATGCCGTAGCAGCCCTGTTCCGAATGGTCGATCAGCCAGATCGAGGTGTTGTCCGATCCGGTGCCGCCGCCGGAGATGATGTTCTCCGAATTGGCGACGGTCGCCGAGTCGGACGAGAAGCGCGTGGCCAGGCCGGTAAACTGTTCGGGATCGAGGCCAGTGTTGCCGTAGAACGCCTTGGCGCCGAAGGTCTGGCCCATCGACTCGATGAATGGCGCGTTCTCCGACATGCGGAATGCGGCGGACAGGCCGTTCAGTTCGGCGAGATCCTTGTCGATCTGGCCGCGGCCTTCCATCATGCAAGTGCCCTCGTCGACCTGCACGGTGGTCGACTTGGACGGCTGGATGCCCTGGTTGAGCTTGCGGAAGTAGATGGTCGGCAGGCCGGTGCGGATTGTGACGCGCTCGCCGGTCGTGAGGTTGCCTTCCTTCCATACCATGTTGCCGTTGAAGGAATTGGTCTGCGACAGCAGCTCGGCGATCGGCGCGAGGCCGCCTTCCGGCGTCATGCGGGTCGCGAGGTCCAGAAGGTTAACGGCAGATCCGATAGCAGCCATGATCAGCTAGCCTTTGCTTGTGGGTTGGCCTGGAATGCGTTCTCGCCCCAGATCCGGGTTGCGTGGTCTCGTGCCGGCGTCGGGGCTGGCGGCGGCGGCTGGTGTCCGGGCACGGCGCCGGCGGCCTTGGCGATGATCTTCTCCAGCGCGGTAACGCTGGCGGCGTCGACCGCGTAGACCTTCACCGCCTCGTATTCGTCGGCGGAAAGCTCGTTGCGATCCTTCATGCCCTTGAGCCAGTTGCCTACCGCGGCCTTGCGGTCCTTGGCGGTGGCGCCGAGCTTGGCATCTTCGGCCGCGATGCGGGCCTGTTCGGCGGCGTGGCCCTCGATTTGCATTTGCGCGTCGAGCGCGACCAGCGAATTGACGACGTCTTGGCTCAGACCGTGCTGCACTGCCAACTGACGCAGCACAGGTACGCGGGGATCGTTGTCGTTGATCTTGAGGTCCATGCCGTCTGGCACCTTGATGGTGTCCGGCAGCTTGATCTCGAATTTGATGTCCTCGGGCTTGCGTGCGGCGAGGGCGGCGGCCTTCTCGGTCTCGGCCTTGTGGAAGGCGGTCACTTCCGCATAGTGCGCGCCGAACTCCGGCTTGATCGTGTTCGCCGCCGGATCCCAATGCGCTTCCGGCAACCACTCCGGACGGGCGGCCGCAACGGGCGCGGCGGGCGGCGGGGTGACGGCGGCGGAAGGAGTCACCGGCGGTGTGGTTACCGCCGGTGCAGGTTGGGAGGGAGGCGTCGTCACAGCAGGTTCGGTCACGCAGATCTCTTCGTGTTCGCTTTCAGACCTCGCTCACAGGCGAGCTCAAGTTCGCGCACAAACTGCTGCTGACTGATCCGAAGGGCCAACGCACGTTCCGGGGCCAGCGGATTGAACGGGGTGTCGAAGTGGCGGGCGCGCAGCATCTCGATCAGGCGCTTGCCGGAGCCCCCCATGAAGACTTCCGCGCACAGCGTATCGAACTCGCTGTCATGCGGTGCCGCCTTGAGCGACGTGGTGGTGAAGTCGTTCCAGCTTGGCTCGCTCATTGCAGTGCTCCGGTGATGGCGCCGAGACCGGGCGGGGCAATCTCACCCGGGCGGCCGGCGGTGGCGTTTTGCAGCACCGGCAGGAATTTCTTGATCGCCTCCGCGATATCCATCTCGTTGCGGATGATCTTGTCCTCGATGCCCATGTCCTTGCCCTGGGCCTTGGCGTATTCGACGATGTCGATCACGATCATGCCGACCTGCGGGCCGAACCGAGCCACGATCAGCTCTGCGAACTTGTCGCGACGAACCACGGCCTCCTGTTCCTGGGCGCGCAGCAGCGGCGATATCGGCTGCAGCGCCACGTCGCGGCCCTCGAGCTGGACCTTCGGCAGCTTGCCGCGCTGGCCTTCCAGCCAGGCAAACCGGCGAAACAGCGGGTATTGCAGCTCGTGCACCAGCGTGGTCGCCGGCGTACCCATGCGCCGGGCGCGCTCCGCAGCTTCATCGGCCCATTGCGTCGCCGACGGCGGCGTTTTGCCCTGCTGCTCCGGACGGTCCTGGTAGTGCGCGCGGCGGATCATCGATCGCAATTCGTCGCGCTCGAACACCGCCATGTCGACGCGCGATTTGCTTTCGATAGGCGTCGGCTCTTTCGAGCCCGGCGCGCGCGGAATCCACATGCCGGGCGTCACGCCGTTGTCGACGTTCATCACACCGTCGTCCTCATAGGAGGTCGGCGGGTCGACGTGCTTGTCGTAATTTTTCAGATCAGTGTAGCGGACGTGGTTGAGCGTCTTGGTTTCCGGCAGCGTGCGATAGGTCGGACCGCAGCCCCAGGCCGTGGTCGAGTCGCGGCCCCAGCGCGCGGCGATAAACATGCACGAACCGGCGCCCTTGTACGGCTTGAAGTAGATTTTCTTTCCGTCTGCCTGGACGCAGTATTTGTAGGCCTCGTCGGTCTTGTCGGACCAGTCGCGCCAGCAGCCGTCGGTGACGGTGTATTCCGGATCATTGCCGGCCGCGGGCTCCGGGCCGAGCGGCGTCAGATCGGCATCCGGCCACAGCGTCTTGATCTCGGAACGGAAATATTTGCGCTTGCGAAACACGCCGTCGACATAGCCGTACGGCCCACGGGTCAGCAGCGCTTCCGGCGCCGGGATCGCCTCGCAATGATACGGCTTGGTCGGATCGATATCGGTGATCAGCAGCACCATGGTGCCGATGCCGAGATCCATGTACGCTTCCTGCAGCGCCATGTAGAGGTTCGAGGCGCCCATCGCGCCGAACACCACGCGCTGATAGGCGGCGAGTTTGTCCTTGACCTTGTTGAAATCGCCGCTGTCCAGCGTCTCCACCGGCTGCGCCGTCACCCAGTTGTTCTTCTGCGGGGTGAAGGTATTGAGCATGTCGGCGGCAAAATCTTCCAGCACCACGCCGGTCGTGCCGTCGAAGATGATGTCGAGATCGGGCGTGACCATGCCCATGTCGAACTGATGCCGCCATGGCATCGTGTAGCGGTAGCAGTCGGCGATGCGGGCGCGGTGCTTGTTGCGGTCGGTCTCGGCGCGCAGCACCAGCCGATCCATTTCCTTCAGGGTCGGGTCATTGATATCGCCCGTCGCGTCCGGCGGCGCCTTCTTGCCGGGATCGAACTTCGGGGCCATTACGAACTCCCGAGCAGCGACTGCCCGCTACCGAACGAGCCCAGCAGCGAGCGGATGCCGTTGCGCCGGCCGCGCAGCAAGGTCTCTTGCGTCAGTTGCTCCTGCGTCGCGCGGGTGTTGGCCGCCTCGGCGCGGGCCTGCTCATCCTTCTGCTGCTGTGCAACTTTCGGATCTTGCTGGGGGACGTCAGGTTTGAACAGGCTCGCCATGCGCGGAAGGTGGCGAAGATGGCTCGCCAGCGGCAACGCACGGCGGCAATACCGCCTCGGCGCCATGGTCCTGCAGATAGCGCGCCAGCCCGCGCGGCGTGATCGCCATGCCACCGGTGCCGAGCAGCGCCTTCACCGCGCCGGTGCACCACCATCCGCACGGCGTCGCGCGCCGCTGATGGCGCGATGCCACCCGCAGCACCAGCGACGACGTATCGAGCAATTGCTGGAACCGGCCGCCGAACTCCTCGTCGCGGTAGACCAGGATCACCGTGCCGCGCCGCGTCGGGTTGAAATAGACCCAGCGCTCCTGATCGGCAAACCACGCGCAGGCCGCGACGTGCCGGTAGCCGGCCGGCAGGAATTTTGCCCACCACGGCTCCCGCTCGCCTTCGGAGAAAAATACCAACCATAATCGGTCAATGACAATATTCGGGTCACGCTTGGGCACGAGCTTTGTGACCCCAATCACAGCAGCGCCCCTATCGACCTAGCGAACTCGATAGGGTCTTTGGCACCCTTGCGGGTATTGCAGGGGGCGCACAAGATTTGGAGGTTGCTCTTGCCGTTGCTGCCACCTCGACTGAGCGGAAAGATGTGATCAACGTGGCGCGGGGCCTTCCGTAGATCAACTTTACAGAGCGCGCATTTACCCTTTTGGGCTTTCAGGATTTCTGCAATGTCGCCTGCGGTGTGAGTTCCTTCTGCCGCCCGCTTTCGCGCGTTTCGATTTCTCTGGTTTGTGTTGCGCTTCTCCGGATTGTTGGCCGCCCACAATCTTGAATAGGATCGCGTGTGTTCACGGTTTTTGGATCGAAAGTCCGCCGAACGCGCGATCAGCTTTTCTCGATTGGATTGGTAGTTTTCCGCCTTTTGGCGCAGAATACTGTCACGGTTTGCTACATACCATTCAGCGATCTTATCTCGATTTCTGGCGTAGTCCTCTTCCGCGCATTTTAGACATCGGCCATTTTTGGCGTATCGAATTGATAGATGCCCGCGACAGCAGGGTTTCCCGGTGTCGTAGTTGTCCTCTCCGGCGGCGATAGCCTCGGCCCTTGTCATCACCGCCCCGCCCCCATCCGCTGAAACGGATTGTACGGCCGGATCGTCTGCACCGGTTTTTTCGGCTCCATCGATCCCGTCAGCAGCAATCGCCCCTCGCCGCCGCCCATGATGCCGTAGCCGAACGCATCCGGCGGATCGGAATACTCGTCCTTCTCCGGCTCCTCCGCATAGCGCTCGCCCGCCACCTTCATCCGCCGGTAATGCCAGCCGCCGTCCAGCGCCGCGATCAGCGTCGGACACGACGGCGACACCTGCAGCGCCGGCCGCCCCTCGCTCATCCGCGTCAGCACCGCCTCGATCGATTGCAGCCGCACCGAGAACAAAATCGACGGCGCCGCCCGGATCGGCAGCTTGTTCGCCCGGAAAATCTGGAACGGCACCTGGTCGTCGTTCTGGCCCTTGAAGTCCCCCGACGGATCGCCCCAGATCGAAAATGAGAACCCTGCAAAATTCTGCGCAATCTCTGCCT